CTACGGCTCTTTTTAGTTATGTTGACAAGGATAATGACGTTACACGCTACCAAGGACAGAGTTTTACGTGGATTGGTGTAGATGAACTGGGTCAATACCCTACACCATACGTTTGGAACTACCTTCGCTCTCGTTTACGTACCACAGACCCAGAGATACAGACGTATATGAGAGCCTCTGCCAACCCTGGAGGTGTAGGTGGGTGGTGGTTAAAGAAAATGTTCGTAGACCCAGCGGTTCCCAATGACCCATTCTGGGCTACAGACATAGATAGTGGTAATATTCTACGTTACGGGCCAAATCACCCGATAAATGCAGATCAACCACTATATCAGAGACGGTTTATACCTGCGAGACTAACAGATAACCCGTTTTTGATGGAGAGCGGCGAATACGAAGCAATGTTGCTGTCTCTTCCTGAAGTAGAGCGCAGAAGACTGCTAGAAGGAGACTGGGATGTTGCGGATGGGGCTGCTTTCTCAGAGTTTGATAGGTCAAAACACGTTGTTGAACCGTTTGAGGTTCCATATAACTGGCCTAGACTACGAGCAGCCGACTATGGTTATAGCAGTCCTAGTTGCGTACTTTGGGGTGCTGTAGATTGGGATGGAAACATCTGGATTTACAGAGAACTGTACGATAAAGGCTACACAGGAGAGACATTGGCACGAATAGTTAACGCATTAGAGGAACATGATCCCCTCATGCAGATTTCTGTGTTAGATGGAGCTTGTTGGTCAAAGCACGGTACAGGGCCAAGCATAGCTGAGACTATGATACGTAACGGAACACGCTGGATTCCAGCAGATAAGAATAGAATACCAGGAAAGATAGAACTACATCGACGGTTAGCAGTAGACGAGAGAACAGACGAACCAAAACTAAAGATATTCTCAACGTGTACCAACCTCATACGGACTCTACCTACTATACCCTTGTCTAAGACTAACAGTGAAGATGTAGATACGAAGGCAGATGACCACGCTTACGATGCTTTAAGGTATATGTGCATGACACGACCTACAGGCTTACCACAGAACAGCATATTTAATCAGATTAAGAAAGATTCGTTTCAACCCGCAGATAGTGTATTTGGTTACTAATGGCAGACGAAGAAATAAAAATACCATCTTTTAGCGTACCTGCTAGAACACCAGAATCTTTAGAGGGAGAGATTCTGCCGCCACAACGTGTCGTGAGTAACATAGGAGCAGACAACTTTGGCGTAAGTATTAGAGACTCAGTACAAGCTAAAATAGATGCAGGTGTTAAAAAAAGTGCCATTAAGGGATATGAGAAAACTTTAAGGCATCTTGAGAAAATGGGATTTAATCTTGATGCTGATCTATCCACACTAAATACTTCAGAGTCTATTAACGAAATCATAGATTACATTATAGCAAATCCAGATGACTTTGAAGGAAGAACAGTAAAACCTAAAATTGGGGCAGATGTAAAAGCTTTAATTAACGCTAACCTCCCAAATGACACAACTGTTAACGCTGTAGAGGCTTACGAAAAGAGAGCTAGAGTAGGCGGTAATCCCGCACGTATGTTTGATTTTACAGAAATGCGGGTCGCTAAAGAAATTGATCTACCTGATTTTGAAGAATTTAGTAAAGCAATACATAAAGGTATAACAAATATAAAAGATAAAGAAGTAAAAGTTTTTGCTCTTATTAAACTTTTAACGGGATTAAGAGACACTGATATTTTAAATATACGTATTGTTCCAGGGAGACAAGGACAAGAAGTAGGGTTTATAAATCCTGAAACAAAAACTTTAAGTTCAATTAACAATAAAGGTAGAAAAATACCTTATAATCTTGGTGCAAATGTTTATGAAATTTTAGACGATTTAAGACAAGACGTTATGAACGAAGAGGGAAGAGTAAAACTCTTTTCCTTTTCTTCTATGGATAGTGTTAGAAAAAAAATACAAAATCCTATTAGACAAGCTTTACAAGAGGCTGGACAAAGTATAACAAATCGGAAAACTGGAGAAGATATTCCGTTTACTTTAGGAAACCTACGTAAAAATATTTTTGATATAATTGATGAAGAAGAAAACACTGAAATTGCTAATAAAGTTTTAGGACACTCAACAAAAGATGTAGGATTAAATTTTTACAAACCTGGAAGAAAAGGAAGAATTAGCGGAATAGCTTCCTCAATGGATATGTTCTTTGAAATATTCAGTCAAGCAGCAGGTTACGAAAATCCTCAAAATTTACTTAAACAATACCAATTAGAACGAGCATCTACAAAAGTACCAGCTATTGTTTCTAAAGTACCAGAAGTAGCAAAAGCTGAAAGAACTGCAGCAGATGCAACAGCATCTCTTTTAGGTCCAGCGCAAGATGCAGAGGGTCTTGCTCAAAGAATGGAAACTGCTGCTACGCGAGCAGAATCTGCTGCAGAGAGAATTAAACAAGTATCAGGACAACCTGAACCTACAGCAACCGAAGATTTACTGGGTGAAGCACAAGAAAAACCTGAACCTCCTAGAAGACGTACCTTTAATCAGGCTCTCGAAGTTGGTGGCATGACACAAGAAGAGGTAGATGCTGCCCTAAAAGCTTTAGATGAAGGTGATCTGGAAACATACAAAGAAATATCCTCTGAGGGTGATAGAAAAACAAACGATATATTAAAGAAAATAATTATGAAAGGTGGCAAAATAGCACTTGCTGCTGCTGCAGGACCATTAGCGTTTGCTGGAGAGGTTGCTGCAGAGGCTGCAGATGCTACGCCTATAGGCCGACCTATAGAGGACACATCCTCTGAAGAATTATTAGAAAGTATAAGAACAGGAATGGCACCGACAGGTAGTCCAGAACGTTTTACAGATGTTCCTAGAGTATCTAAAGAAATAGAAAGCAGAATAGCTGCAGAATCAGCATCTCGTTCTGAAGATGCTGCACGAAATGAAGCATTAGAACGTTTGAGAGCAATGGGTACAATTGGTAGAAGTCCAGAACAACTTCTTCCTAAAAATGTTGAAGGACAATTAGGATTTGTACAACAACAACGAGAAGAAATGGTTAACAGACCTTCCATGTTAGAAGAAACATACCAAGGTTTGCAAAAAGAAGACTTAATGAAAAGTTTTTTAAATTAAAAAGGAGAAAGTAAATGCCACACGGTAATCCACAAGCATACAAGGCTGGCTACATCATGGGCCAGATGAGCAAGCAAGGCGAAATGTCTGACGCAAACGAGGCATCACTATATCGTGAGCCGCTAGAGTTCAACACCACAATCAACGTAGGTAAGCTTACAGAAGATGCACCTGCGGAAGCTGGTAACAAGCACATGGGTCAAGCCTCCATGATTATGGCTGCTGACAAGCAAGGCATCTATAGCTAAGAAAGAGAGTTGCAATGGCTGACGAATCTTTTCTAGATGACGAAGAGACAGAAGGGCTAATTGATCTAGGTGAGAACCGTGAAGACTTTAACAGTATTATTGGCACTGTTAAGGCACGGTTTTCAGATGCAGAGACAGGACGTAGAAACGACGAAGATCGGTGGCTAAAAGCCTACAAGAACTATCGTGGTATCTACGACTCTACTACGCAGTATCGTGACAACGAGCGTAGCCAAGTTTTTGTAAAGATAACAAAGACGAAGGTTCTTGCTGCGTATGGACAAATTATTGACATACTATTTGCTAACAGCAAGTTTCCCATCTCTGTTGAATCTACACCCATACCAGAGGGTATCGACAAGTTTGCCCACTTGTCTCAAGTTCCATTAGAAGAAGCGCAGCCAGAACAAACTGATCTATTTGGTTACGAAGGTGACGGTAGAGAAATACTTCCAGGTGCCACACAAGCTACAGAGATGCAGCAAGGTCCACAAGGACCAACAGCAGCAATGCTTAGTGGTCTTGAAGACAAGTACGCTGGTGCCGATCTAGCTTCTGGTCCCTCTCGCGCAGGAGAGCCACAAATTAGTCCTGCAGCAGAAACAGCACGTAACATGGAAACGTGCATACAGGACCAGCTACTAGACACCAACGCCGTTACTGTATTACGTCACGCTATATTTGAGTGTGCGCTGCTTGGCACAGGAATAATAAAAGGTCCATTCAATTACAACAAGACAATACACAATTGGGAAAATGGTGAATACTCTCCCGCAAACAAAGTTGTGCCTCGCGTCGAAGCAGTAAGTTGCTGGGACTTTTATCCCGACCCAAGTGCTACAAGTTTGGGAGATGCAGATTACGTTATTCAACGACACCGCATGAATAGAGAGCAGATACGTGATCTAGGTAATCGCCCTTTCTTTAACGAAGAAGCAATAGAAAATGTTTTACAAGGTGGACCTAACTATGAAGAAAAATATTATGAAAGCACTCTCTATGCTAATGACGATGATCCTAACTATCAAGGACGGCGTTTTGAAGTATACGAGTATTGGGGTGCGATGGACGCTAAGTTCGCTGAAGAGCTTGGTATCGAAGCTCCGAAAGAAATTCAACAAGGCGATGCCGTTCAAGTAAACATATGGATATCTGGCAACGAGATACTACGGTTCGTAGCCAATCCATTTATTCCTGCACGTATACCCTTCCAAGCTTTTCCGTATGAACTTAATCCCTACCAGTTGTTTGGTGTAGGCGTAGCAGAGAACATGGAAGATAGCCAAATGCTGATGAATGGTCACATTCGTATGGCTATCGACAACCTAGCGTTAGCAGGTAATCTTGTGTTTGACATAGACGAAACACAGCTTGTTCCTGGTCAAACAATGGACGTATACCCAGGTAAAATATTTAGGCGGCAGTCTGGTGTTACAGGTACAGCCGTGAACGGCATTAAGTTTCCAAGCACTGCAGTAGAAAACGTGCAGATGTTTGACAAGGCAAGGCAACTTGCTGACGAGCAGACAGGCATACCATCTATTGTACATGGTCAGACTGGTGTTACAGGAACAGGACGAACTGCTGCTGGACTAAGCATGTTGATGTCTAGCGCAGGACTTAGCGTAAAGACTGTTATCAAGAACATTGATGACTTTCTTCTTAAACCACTAGGAGAAGCTTTCTTTCAGTGGAACATGCAGTTTAACGACAAGACACCAGAGATGATTGGTGATCTAGAAATTAAACCAAAAGGAACCAGCGCAGTAATACAAAAGGAAGTACGCACCCAACGATTAACAGCTTTGCTCCAGACAGTTGCGAATCCGATGCTGGCACCGTTTATAAAAATACCAAACCTGATTCGAGAGCTTGCAATAAGTCAAGATATCGAACCAGACTTACTAGTAAACGACATAAACGATGCAGCAATTTTTGCAGAAGTATTAAAAGGACTCATGCCTAATGATCAACAAGGAGCAAGCCCAGAAGCTGCTGCCTCTGGCCAACAGCAACCTGGAATGGCAGGGGCTGGAAAGCTACCTCAAGGAAATGGCCCAAATGATGACACGGCAGTTGGTGGTGGTGGAATCGGAATTGGAACTGCGCCGTCTCCAGGGCAAGCTGGATTTACTGGGAACCTTAATTAACCTAAAGGATGCTACACAAGCTACCATAAAGGCACATAAAGATGGCAACACTAGAGGAAATCACCCAACAATTTGAAGATGCACTAGGAGAGTCTGCAGGTACTACAATTCAACCTGGAACAATAACTCCACAAGGTGTTACATCTTCTGTTTCTGGTAAGAAAAAACTTTCTTGGCCTGAAATTGTTGAAAAAATAAACGAAGGCGTAGGTGTTCGTCAGAACGAGCTATTGCCTGAAATTCCTGAAGGTGTTTCTGCACAAAAGTTTTATCGAACTGCAGCACAAGAGGGTTTGTTACCAAGCGGCCTTTCTACATTTTCTTCCTCTCCATTTGGTTCTTTTCAAGGTCGTATAGGTATAGCGCAAGGCGCAAAATCAGTCGCTCCTACAGCACCCGTAGAATCTGTTGATGCACCACAATCAGTGGTACAAACACAACGCATACAACAAGCAGTAGATGATGGTGGAGGATACGATGATCCAAGAGATTATGTTGATCCTATAGCTAACCCTGATATTAATTTAGCAACATTAGGAATAGCTATAGCTTCACCAGGAGCAGCCTTCTCAAAAATGATGGAATCTGAAAATATATATACCTCTTTAGTTGGATATGACCCTGTTCAAATTGATGCTATGATTGATGAAGGTCGTTTAAATGAAGCACAGGTAGCGGCGTATCAACAAGGAGTATTTACTTTTGACTCCGATGGTTTTGCTGTTGGTCAAGATGGTAAACCTTTAGGTAACACTCTTCAAGACTCGTATGCAGTTTATCACTCACAAGAAAGAGATAAATTTAATGATAGTATTATAACAAAAGCTTATAACTATGCTGCAAATATAATTCCTGGTATGGATCAAATGTCGTACAATTCTTCAGGTTTTAGAGAAGGCTATAATGCGGATGGAACATATACTTCTGCAGGTGGTCAAACATTGGGAGGTAGTACATATGCAGCTTTTGAATCTTTAATAGAAACTAATCTAGATAGAGCTTTAGAGGTTATAGAGGCAAGAGGAGTTGGCGGTTTATTTGGAATTTCTAGAGACCTTGCTGCAAAAGCTAGAGCCGCAGACGCAAGGCGAGGCGATAATGAACTAAATAAAGGGGGTGAAGGGAATGATAGATTAGGAACAGGACCATTCGGTCCCCAACCAGGAGACCCCGATGCTCCAGGTGAACAAGACATTGACGGCGGTGATGATCAAGGTTCTGATCCAGGTTCAGAAGACATGGGTACTGACGGGTGGTTACGAGACGGCGGTGCCGTTAAAATGCAAGATGGCGGCATGGCACCACAGGGTGCAGAGGCCGACATGTCCAACCTTGGCATGATCAACGAACAAGCAGCGCAACCACAACAGGGCGGTGCTAAATCTGTAAAAGATGACATACCACGCGAAGCTGATGCAGGTGACTACATTCTGCCCTACGAAACAGTATTATTAGTTGGTCTAAAAGACCTTAACCGTTACGCCAAAGAAGCTATTGATCTAGCAATGGAGAACGGTGTTAATCTTAAAGGCACAGACCTAGACCCAACTGACGATGTACCAATTAAAGTAAGTAACTATGAATACCACATTCCTAAAATGCTTGTGCCGTTCTTTGGCGGTGGCAAAAAGTATCTTGATAAAATTAGGCAAGAAGGTCTTGATCTACGCACACGCCTTGAAGAAGAAAAACAACCATCTATGCAGGAACAGCAGCCTATGGCTGAAGCAGTACCTGCGCCAGCACCAGAACAAGAGGTTGCAGCACCCCAAGCACCAATGATGCAACAAGGCGGGTTTGTAGATGATCCGCAAAAGAAACAAATGCAAACTAGTGCTGCAGTGCTAGAAGCTGATGCGTCACAGCAATCACCTTCTGCTTATAATCAGATGCAAGCTCTTGAGCGCACACGTAGGCAAGCACAACAACCGCCAATGGTTGACCCAATGGGCCGTGTTGTACAACAAGGTTTTGCTGCACCACAGGGGTACGCTGATGGAACTGAGCCAGGAGGAATGAGATTAGTCAAGCCGTTTGAAGTTGAACAATCAGTATTAGACGCTGCTAAACCTCCAGCAGTAGATGAGGGAATGGCTCGTAAAAGTGTACCAGCGGTAGATGAAACAGTAATAGAGGATTCAGAATTTAATTTTAATCCTAACATGTTTAAAGTCAATCAAACAAAATCCCCT